GGAGGTGAAAACATGAACGGACAGAAGCTGCGCGAGCTGAGAAAAGCATGCGGTAAGACGGTGCGCGAAATCTCATACGAGAGCGGTGTAACACAGGACACCATCTTCCGCTTGGAGCGTGGTGATAACCCTAACGCCGCACTTTCGACCCTGCTCGCCATTTGCTCTGCAATCGGTTGCTCAATTACCGACATCATCGACGAGCAGCCAGTAAAGCACTAAGCACCATCGCACTACTTGATTGTTGAACCTTGAAAGCTGAATAGCTAGATGTGACGTGAGACGGGGGAGCCGGTGACGCCCGCCATCTAGTAGACCTATTAAATCGACAAACGAAAAGGAGGTTACATGGAACGAATTGACGGAAAGAGGCTTGAAGCAATTCGTAACTACAGAGGAATGTCGATTAGTGACATTACCCGAAAAACTGGCGTTTCTTATCAAACCATCGCCGACATAGAGACTGGATTTACAAAGGGGCCACAGTTTGTGACTCTTTCCAAAATCTGCCACGCGCTACGGTGCAAGGTGAACAACGTCATCGTTAACGAAAAGGAATAGGAGGTTACATGACATTAACAACAGAGACGCCTGAGAAGTTAACGGTTTCAATCGCTGAAGCTTCGATGATTTCAGGGTTTTCGCGTGTGGTAATTCGCACAGCCATCAAGCGCGGAGAGCTTAAAAGCCTTCTGCCACATGGTTACGTTCGCGGTCGCCGCATCAAGAAGGCTGAACTTCTTAAATGGATGCGCGAGATGGAGGTTTAGGAATTGAAGGCATCAAAAAGTGCTCCCACGACTTTGCAGAGTCGCAGGAGCTGGTCAAACAAACCAGCCGGCGCGTTTGACCTCTCTATTTTAGCAGGTAAGGCAAAGAGGTTCATCCCGCAGCTGTTCGCAGCCATGAGTCTGTGCGGTGTTACGCCGCTCATCATCTTGTGGCTGATGTGGAAGTTCGGCTTTGCGCCCGCGCTTTTAGTGGCGGTTTTATCCGCCGCAGTCATGATCCATTGGATTAACCAAACAGAACCTGAGAGTAGGTAGTACATGAGTGTAAAAATCGCATCGCTTGAACTTGAAAACGTCAAGCGTATTCACGCCGTCGAGCTTGAACCCGCCCAGGACGGGCTCACGGTCATCGGTGGCAAAAACGCCCAGGGCAAGACGAGCGTACTCGACGCCATCGCGTGGGCGCTAGGCGGCGACAAGATGAAGCCTGCCGACCCCAACCGCAAAGGCGGAGCAACACCCGCGAGGTTGCGCGTTGAGCTGTCTAACGGCATCGTGGTCGAGCGTAAGGGTAAGAACGGCTCGCTCCATGTCACCGACACGACAGGCAAGAAAGCCGGCCAGCAACTACTGAACGACTTCATTAGCCAGCTAGCGCTCAACATCCCGCGCTTCATGAACGGCACAGACGCTGACAAAGCAACCGCGCTTCTGCAGACGCTTGGCATTGATGCAGAGCTCGCGAAGATTGACGGTTCAATTCGCGCAACCTTCCAAGACCGCCAGCTAGTAGGTCGAGACGCTAAGGCGAAGCGCGCACACGCTGAGAAGCTTCCACACCATGAGGACGCACCAGCCGAGCCTGTAAGCGCTGCCGAGCTTATCCAGGAGCAACAAGCAATCCTGGCGCGCAATGGCGAGAAGTTGAAGGCTAAGCAAGACGCGGAAGATACCGCAAAGAAAGCGGAGTTTGCGCGCACGGCGGTAAGTGCCTCCAATATGCGCGTTGCAGATCTAGAGCAACAACTCACAGAAGCACGCGCCGAGTTGGCTAGACGCACAAAGGAAGCCGAGGAAGCCGAAGAGAAGGCGAAGGTCCTAGCACAAAGCACCGCCGAGCTTGTTCTTGAAAGCACTGAAGAGATTGAGTCGTCCATCGCAAACATCGAGACAATTAACAACAAGGTGCGCGACAACCAAGCGAAGGCAGAAGCAGACGCGGAAGCAATTCGAGTAGAGCAGGAGTACGACGGTCTCACACAGAAGCTTGAAGACCTGCGCGCAAAGCGTCGCGGACTTCTTGATGGCGCACCACTGCCACTGCCTGAGCTGTCTATTGATGACGAGGGCGCGCTCACTTACAAGGATCATACATGGGGCGACATGAGCGGAGCCGAGCAGTTGGTCGTGGCTACCGCAATCGTTCGCGCAACCAAGCCAGAGTGTGGCTTTGTGCTGGTCGATAAGTTAGAGCAGTTCGACACCGACGAGCTCGCGAAGTTCGGCGAGTGGGCGAAGGGCGAGAATCTGCAGATTATCGGCACCCGAGTGTCCACAGACGACTCCTGCACCGTTGTAATTGTGGACGGTCGCATTGAAGGCCAAGACCTCGCAGAGCCAGCTCCGGAGAAGTCCCACGCGCTTGATTGGGACGGCGACGCGGCTCAGCCAACCACACAGGCACAACCTGCAACTCAACAGTGGAAGGGACTCTAATGGCACAGTTTAATGTCATCTGCGGTGTACAGCGTACCGCCATTAAAACGCTGATTTATGGACCCGAGGGCATTGGTAAATCAACTCTCGCGGCCATGTGGCCAAACCCAATCTTCATCGATTTGGAGGGTGGCACAAACCAGCTTCCAGTCGTGCGACTTGAATCGCCTTCAAGTTGGTCGATGCTTCGCGCAGAACTTACGGCCATCAAGAACCGCGAGGTTCCTTGCTCCACCGTTGTAATTGACACCATGGACGCAGCCGAGCGCATGTGCGCGGAGTACATCATGGCGCGCGATGGTAAGAAGAGCATAGAAGAGTGGGGTTATGGTAAAGGTTATACCATCCTCCAGGAGGAGTTTGGCCGCCTGCTCGACTACCTCACAGACATCGCAGCGTCAGGCATTAACGTTGTAGTCCTGGGACACTCGACCATGCGAAAGTTTGAACGCCCTGACGAATCAGGTGCCTATGACCGTTTCGAGTTGAAGCTTACAAAGCAGGTCTCGCCCATGGTCAAAGAGTGGGCGGATATGGTGCTCTTCTGCGACTATAAGACCTACGTCGAGACGAACAAGTCCGGCAAAGCTAAGGCCACAGGCGGAGCGCGTGTTATCCGTACCACCCACGCCCCCACATGGGACGCAAAGAACCGCTTCGGACTACCTGACGAACTTCCACTGAAGCTAGGCGAGATGCCTGTACAGCTGGGCGAGGTTATCCCAGACATGGTGGCAGAACAAGCTGCAGCCGCACCAGCCGCTCCGGTTGCCACGGTAGCACCACAGACCGCGCCAGCCGCGCCAGCCGCGCCTGTACAGACTGAGCCAGCCACAACAACAGCCACAAACGAATACACCGCGCCAGATTACCCGGAGCGCATGAAGAAGCTTGTGGATCTGATGGTGGCAAACAAGGTTACAGACGCAGAGCTTCGCGACGCCGTTGGAAAGACAGGCAACTTCCCTGCGGAGTGCGCACCTGCGGACTACCCGGAGGGATTCGCAGATTATCTTGTGAGTGGTTGGGACACCGTCATGAACAAGTACATCCTGCCTGCGCGAGCTATCGAAGCGGCAAAGAGCGCGCCTGTTCCATTCAATTAAATCGGTATTTATTAGCTAGAAAAAGGAGATAAAAATGGCTAGTACAAAAGGTTACGCAATCGGCTGGGATGATGAAATCATCGACCCAGGAGAGCCAGAGTTTGTTCTGCTCACGCCTGGCATCTACGACTTTACCGTCACAGGCTTTGAGCGTGGGCACTTCGACGGAAGTGAGAAGATGGACGCGTGTTCCATGGCCAAGCTGACGCTCAGGTGTTCCAATGGCGTTCAGGAGACTACGGTGTTTACTAACTTGTTCTTGTCCAGCGCAGTGGCTTTCAAACTGTCCAAGTTTGCCAAGTCCATCGGTGACATGCCGGCGGTAAGCACCACAGGCCAGAAGTTCCACGTTGACTGGAACAATATCATCGGCAAGAGCGGAAAGTGCAGAATCAAGACGCGCGTCTACAACGGCAGGGATTACAACGAAGTGGACGACTTCATCGTTCCAGATCCTGCAGCCGCACCCGCACCTGCACCAGCTCCAATGCCACAGGCTGCTCCAGCTGCGTACTACGCTCAGCCACAACCACAGGCACAGCCAGCGTACGCACCGCAGCCACAGCAAGCCACGATTCCTGCTCAGAGCGTTGTGCAACCTCAACAGGTAGCGCCACAGCCTAGTCAATATCAGGGACTGTAATTATGGAGCTGAGACCATATCAGGTCGAGGCGGTTGAGTCAGTATTCAGAGAGTGGGAGCAAGGTCGAAAGCGCACGTTGCTGGTTCAAGCAACCGGAACGGGTAAGACCATATGCTTCGCCGAGGTCGTCCGTCGTGTGGCATCACGCGGCGGACGTTCCCTTATTCTGGCGCACCGCGGTGAGCTTCTAGAGCAAGCCGCGACAAAGATTGAGCAAACCGCCAATCTGAAATGTGCGCTGGAGAAAGCGGAGAATACAAGTCTCAACTCCTGGACATCGGTCACGGTTGGTTCGGTTCAGACGCTCATGCGCGAGAGCCGGCTGTCACAGTTTAGACCGGATGCCTTCGACTGTATCGTGGTTGATGAAGCTCACCACACACTCGCGGAAGGCTACACCCGCATCCTCGACCATTTTAATAACGCTAACGTTTTGGGTGTTACCGCAACCGCTGACCGCGCTGACAGAAAAGACCTCGGCGAGGTATACGACTCCATCGCTTACGAGTACGACATGGCGCACGCCATAAACGATGGTTATTTGTGTCCCATTGAAGCCGAGATGGTACCTCTACAGGTTGACCTGTCGAACGTGTCGGTCACCCACGGAGATTATCAAGCAGGACAGCTTGGAGACGCGCTGGAACCATACCTTGACGCAATCGCGGACGCTATGGTTACGCGCTGCCAGGACAGACGCACGGTGGTGTTTTTGCCACTTATTAGAACGGCCAAGAAGTTCACGGAGAAGCTTACCCAGCGCGGGCTCACGGCGTGCGAAGTGGACGGACAGTCAGAAGACCGCGAGGAGATTCTCTCAGACTTCAACCGCGGAAAGTACCAAGTACTCTGTAACTCCATGCTACTCACGGAAGGCTGGGACTGCCCCGCGGTGGACTGTATCGTGTGCCTTCGTCCAACCAAGAGCCGAAGTTTATACGTTCAGATGGTAGGGCGTGGTACTCGTCTCTCGCCTGAGACAGGCAAAGAGAAGCTTCTTCTTCTCGACTTCTTATGGATGACCGGACGCCATAATCTGGTGCGCCCGGCAGCGCTTTTCGCCACATCTGATGAAGTGGTCAAGCGCATAACCGAGATGACACAGGAAGCGGAAGGCGCCATAGATCTCTTAGGCGCAGAACCAATCGCCGAGCAAGACGTGGCGCTTGAGCGCGAGCTTGCGGTGGCGGCGGAGCTTGAGCGTATGCGCAAACGTAAGGCGCAATTCGTGAACCCTCTGCAGTACGCGGTCAGTATTTGTGACTTAGATCTGCAGACCTTCGAGCCATCGTTTGCGTGGGAAGAAAACCCCGCCACAGATGCGCAATCTAAGCAGCTGGAGAAGCTTGGCATTGACCCGGCCGGCATGACACAGGGATACGCGGAGTTGGTGCTGAAGAAAGCACACGAGCGTATCGACGCACATCTGGCCACGCCTAAGCAGGTGCGTATGTTGGAGCGCAAAGGCTTCCAGCATCCGGGGCTTTGGACGTTTGAGCAAGCAAGCCACATGATGAGCCGCTTGGCCATGAACCGCTGGATTGTTCCGCGCGACATCAATCCTGCAACATATGATCCGAATAACTGAAAGGAACAACAATGCTAACTAAAGAAGAACGTGCAGCAATCGCTAAGAGGTTGGAAAAATGCGACTATGCAGCAATTTGGAATCTATACAAGGCGGTTATTGGTGAGGAAGTGCCAACCATTACGAAACATAATGATGATGTTGAGACATTTTGCAAAAGTCTAATCGACCTTTGCGACACGTCAAACATGGTTGAGTTACCCATCGACAAAGACGGTGTGCCTTTTAAGATGGGCGACACGGTATACGAATCTGATGGCACTGAACACAAAGTCGATGGATATGCGTTTACTATTGATGACGCAAAAATTCTTTCTATGATTGGCTCAAACAATAAATCTTATGTTGCTATTAACCTCGACGAACTTACCCACAAAAAGCCAGTAACAATCAAATCGCTTGCGCAGCGCATTAAGCATGTCTTAGAAGATGAAGCTACTTCGATAGGCGTTAACCCTTACGTTGAATTAGGGCGTATCGCTGAGCAGCTTGAAAGCCTAGGTGATAGCGATGACTAGCCGTGAAGAGCGCAAAGAGAGGGAATGAGAGCGATGAAAGCAATTAAAGTATTGCTGGTTTTTATCACGATATATTTTCTAGTTCTCAACGCCACGATTGCGCTATTCCTACTCTTTCAGTTTTTGTGGGAAAACGTCAAAGATAGCTTTGCACTTCCCATGCTGATTATCGCTTCTTTTGTGAACGCTTTTAGAATAACCCGCGACTTAATCAAATCTGATTATTTTTAATTCCCATTTTTAACAACCAAATAGAAAGGTTCAACCCATGAAGAAAGTTCTTCAATGGCTGGCTGTTGCTGTCTTTGCGGTGCTGGTATGTGTTCCAGTACTCGCACAGGCTCAGACAGTACCGACCACAATCACCAGCTTCAAAGTCACGGACAAAAACAAGCAGGACTTAACCTCTGCATTCACGAACCAAGACATCTACTTGACGGCTTCTTGGAGTGCAACGGGTGAAGTTCACGAGGGTGACACGTTCTCGCTTGCTATCCCGGACATCCTCGACTTTCCAGCCACCAACGCAGCGAGCTTCGACATTTACGCGCCAGACGGTGCCGTCATGGCAACGGCACAAGTAACACTCGGACGCGTCACAATCACTTACACATCATGGGTTGAGGGCAAAGACCACGTACAGGGTACATTGTGGCTGGCTGCACACGTCAAAGCAGATGCAGCAGCGGGAACAACCACGCTAAGGCTCATTGATGAAGCCACGGGGCAGGTCGTCGAGACCAGCTTTGAAACAAAGCATTACGGCACTATCCAGCACGAGGTCATCGCAAAGTGGGGCGTCAAAACCGACCACGGCACGGTCGAGTGGTCAGTCAGACTCAACCACGCAGCGAATAACCTCACTAACGTTGTACTAGAGGACACCGCGCAAGAAGGTACACACATTATTCCTGGCTCATTTAGGCTCTACCGCGTTCATATGGACGCATACAGCAACATTGACCCCGCAAGCTGGGTGCGCGTCAACGTTCCCGAGCCAACCATTAACGGCAACACGTTTATGTGGGACTTGTCGAGCGTGGACTTCCAAGGCAATCAATACTTCATGTATTACGAGACAGAAGGCACAGAGACCACTTCAAACTCTATTCAGTTGAAGAGCCGCGAGACCACGCAGGGTTCACGCTACCAGTACGTCAATCAAGAGAGCGGCGGCAACGGCAACGGTGATAACCGACCCTCTGAGCCAGCAACGCCCGAGCCACAGCCAGAACCCGAGACACCGCCAACCCCAACACCTACACCAGAGCCAGTGCCAACGCCACAGGATAACGATCCAGAGCCTAAGCCCGAGCCAGCTAAGCCAGTCAAGAAGGTTAAGAAGGCTGCACTACCAAACACAGGAGACTGGGACTATTACAACGGTGCAACAACCGCACTGCTCAGCGTTGCACTTGGCGGGGCATTCATGTATTGCGGCATGTATCTAAACAGAAAGAGGGACTAATTATGGATCTTGAAAATATAGGAATGTCTGCATTCGATGCTGAGCTTCTGAAGTCTCTTGCTGAAGACGCTTACAAAAAGGGACACGAGGAAGGCTACGACGCAGGATTTACTGTGGCACTTTGTTCCATCGTGTTTGCGGCTAAGAAGAAAAGCGTAGAAGAAGCAATAAAGGCCGCAGAAAGCTTCCTCAACGGACCATTTACTGACAAAGACGCAAAAGCAGCGTGCGACGAGCTCGCAGAGATGGGTTTAGCTAGCTTAGGAAGGAAGGACTGAAATGAATCTCGATGAATACACAGACAAGCTCGCGGAGCTTGCTGCAGAAGATGTCACGGAAAGCGACCTTTATTTTCTCAAAGGTAAAAACGTGTACCTGTCTGGACCAATCACAGGCGTGAAAGGCTACAAATATCCCTTCGTCTTCATGGAGAAAGTTCTGAGCAAGATAAGCGATGGTATGGTCTTCAACCCAGCTACAGAAATACCTTCAGACTCTCCATACGAAGCTGCTATGGCCACATGCCTGCAGGCTCTGTCGCTTAGAGTCCGAGACGGTGAAGACGAACCATATTATCCAATGTATGAGGTAATGATTCTGCTCCCTGGATGGGTGAAAAGCCAAGGCGCGCAGATTGAAAACCGTGTGGCCAAGGCGTGTGGTATTGAGGTCATCGATATGGAATCGAATAAAGCGTTCATCATAAAAGTAATGCCTTTTTATCGTGCGCTTATAAGCGTGGTGGAAAATTATGGGAAATAGAGACGACCACAAAGACCTCCTGGAGGCGCTTAGTTGGATAGATCCCTCAGAGCTTGATTACCAACAGTGGGTGGACTGTGGCATGGCGCTCCATGAGTCTGGCTTTTCATGGCAAGACTGGGACGCGTGGAGCCGTATGGACATCTACCGCTACCACGAGGGCGAGTGCGAGCGTAAGTGGAAGAGTTTCGGTCGCTCACCTTCACGCGTTAAAAGCGGAACCATTATCGCGTTCGCGCGTGCTCGTGGATGGTCGCCAGGCACGAAGAGTTACGCCATTGGTTGGGACGATGAAATCATCGACCCAGGTGACGTTTCTGGCATTACACCAGACTGGGCGGACGAGGTTGACGTCGATGTTATGGACGGTGAGTGGGACCAAGCTAAGGACTTATCGGACTACCTGGCGGCGGTGTTCGAAGATTCCGACCGTGTGTGCTACGTCAATGAGGTCTACGAAAAAGACGGCAAGTATATGCCAAAGCGTGGACACTGGGGCAGAAACGCAGGAGAGCTTCGAGAGGGGCTCTCCAAATGCGGCGGAGACCTGGGTAAAGTGCTGGGCGATTGGAACCCAGAAGCCGGCGCATGGATCTGCTTTAACCCGGTAGACGGAAAGGGACGCTCCAACCAGAACATCACAGAGTTTAGATACGCCCTTGTTGAGTCTGACACGCTTGAGGTTGAAAAGCAGCTTGGTATGATCCAGGCGATGAAGCTTCCGTGTGTGGCTGTTGTATCAAGCGGCAACAAGAGCGTTCACGCTATCGTCCACATTGACGCGGGTACGGATGAAAACTTGTACAGGAAGCGCGTAGAGAAGCTCTATCAGTTCTGCGCTCGCCGTAAGTTCTCGCCGGACATGGCCAACAAGAACCCAAGCCGTCTCTCACGTATGCCAGGCATCACCCGTGGCGAGAATCGTCAGAGACTCTTAAAGCTCAACATTGGCTGTAAGGACTGGGATGAGTGGGAGAAGTGGGCGGACGAGTCAGAGGATGACCTTCCAGACGAAGCCGACTGTTCAGACTGGGACGAGCCAGTGGAGTTGAACGCTCCGCTTATCGGTATCGAGGGCGCGGGACTTTTGCGCCAGGGTCAGAAAATGATTCTCACAGGCGACTCTAAGATGGGCAAATCCTACGCTCTGATTGACTTAGCGGAAGCGGTCTGCACGGGTAGCACGTGGCTGGGTATGCCATGTATCAAAGGACGCGTTTTATACGTAAATCTTGAGATTGAAGCGAATGAGTTTAGACAGCGTCTCCACACGGTTTGGGACGCTCGCCATGGTGATAAGCAGCCCGGTGCGCTCGATGATTTAAAGACCAATTTTTATTCATGGAATTTGCGCGGCAAGGCTCGCCTTATGAAGGACTTAACGCCCCTTTTGATTCGCCGTGTTTTGGCGCATGGCGAGAAGGGTTTTTTCACCATGGTTATCGTTGACCCGGTCTATAAGGTCAACGGCGGAGACGATAACGATTCACGCATGGTAGCAGAGTTCACGAACGCCATCGACCGTATTACCGAGGAGTGCGGATGCGCCGTAGTCTACGCGCACCACCATCCAAAGGGTACTGCCGGCCAGAAGAAGGCAATGGACCGCATGAGCGGCTCTGGCGTTTATGCACGTGATGCGGACTCAATGTGTGACTTCACGCCGCTGGAGATTCCGGAGGAGTTTAGGCGCGTGCGTCTAAATGATTGCCCGGCGTATCGCGTATCCATGACCACGAGGAGCTTTCCGACACCGCCAGAGCGCGACGTCATCTTCAAGTGGCCAAGGTTCTACGACGACCCAACAGGCATGCTCGCCAAGTTTGAGACGGAAGGAGCTGACCCGTTTGCCAAGGGACGCGAGAGCAAGCTGGCGAAGAACCACCGCATCCAGAAGGAAGCGGCGGAGCTGATGCAGGACGCTTACGATGCGGCGGTGGCCGATGGTTGCGCGGACGATAACGGATACGTCACTCAAGAGGATCTGCTCGAGAGAATCGGCACGCGCATAGACCCCGAGGGGTACGAAGTGAAGCCTTCTGCACGCGATATTCAGTACTGGACGAAGCAAGATTGGTGTCCGATTGGGAAGACAAAAATCGACGGAATTGGCTGGCGTGGACGGAAAAAGAAAATAACCGTGTATTTTGACGCCATTTCTGCAGCTGAACAAGGCTTTTTAGATGATGAAGATGAGTAATGTGAAGAAAAACGGGACACCGCTTATATAGGTATATATCCCTATATTCACCACAACGGTGATTTTTCGTCATCTTCGTGTGTGTACGCCCACAGGCTAGGCAATTGGCGCCAAGGGCGCGCGCCAATCGCCCTACGCTATGTGTTTCGCTAACGCCCGTGGTGCGTCACACAGCTAAAGATTCTTCCGCGCGCGCCCGCGTAATTGGCGCGGTTCCATTTTTTCGAGATTCACGATTCACTATTCACGATTCACGATTCACGATTAGGAGATTGATTGATGTGGTTGACCCAAGAAGTAGAGCGGGCGGCCGTACACGGCACGCAGAGCCCGCAGAAAGCGCGAAAAGGCGCGTGTCGGCATTCTTGCCCATGAAGCCGCCGAGCGTGACGCATAACGCCCTTCTGGCGTACATCGTGGGCGGTGGTAAAGGAATGCACGCCGCCATCCGGAAGTCGGACGAACTGAAGACCGCGGAGGATCTGATTTGTGTGTGGTTGAAGTCGGTCACAAAGGTGTCGGAGAATTTCCAGCCGCTCACGGGACCTCTGCGCTGTGTGGTGAAGTGGTGCTTCCCTGCGAGCGAGAAGCATCCCGATGGCAGCCCCATGACGGAGAAGCCGGACATGTCGAACATGCTGAAGACGTTTGAAGACTGTCTGACCAGGTGTGGGATAATTGAAGACGACCGCTTCATCGTGGACGAGCACATCGCAAAAGGCTACGCTGAGACCATGGGCATCTATTTTTCGGTCGAGGAATTATAGGAAAAGGCGAGGTAGTGGCATGACTGGGCTGGAATGGTGGGAGAGTGTTAGGCAGGCCGCGAAAGACATTGAAAGCGCGCGCAACAGGCTAAACGCCGTTAGAGAGCCTCTAAAGGCTTCAAGCGGCGCGGGAGCGAAGAATTCGACTTCTGACCCGACGGCACGCGTAAGCATAGCGGAAATGACCGCACAGGCGTTTCTAGAGGGTTTGTTAGACGAATTGGAGAGCGTCATTCTAGACGGTTACGCCGCGTGTAACACAATCGGCGAAGCACTTGGCCAAGATGCGGCCCTTGTGATGCAGTTGTATTTTGTCGAAGATTACACGTGGGCGGAGGTGGCCAAGAGAGCGCACGTTTCCATGCGTCAAGCGTTTAAGCTGCGCGAACGTTCTTTGGAGTTTACAGATGCGGTGGGTATTGCTAAGCTGTGTATAAAGAAAGAAGAATATTCATAAATCATGCATAATCTTGCAGTTATATTCATACCAAAACGTGCTATCTTGATACCGTAGGAATGTACGAAAGTTAACAAAGCGACTCGGGCGCTCTCAGAAATGAGGGCGCTTTTTTTGTTAGCTCAATATTCATTTTTATGCATAAAGAGGAAGCTGTATTCACGAATGGCAAGACTAAACAATCCGAACGCGACGAAGAACCTGAAGCCTAACAGCAAGCGTACTAAAGCGGAGCTGAGCGAGATGGGTAAGAAGGGCGCCGCAAGAACTAAAGAGGTTCAGAAGCGCAGGCGTGAGATTCGCGAGACGCTTCTAGATCTCTTGGCCATGCCGATGAAGCCGGGCAAGCTGTCCCAGGCATCCACTATCGCAGGGCTCACGGGTAAGAACGTGACCGCAAGTGAAGCCATGGCGCTTGCCATGCTGACTCAGGCACTCGAAGGAGACGTGCGCGCGGCTGAGTTCGTCCGCGATTCTTCCGGACAGAAACCTGTGCAGCAAATGGAAGTGTCCGCCAACGCTAAGGAAGCCAGCGCCGCGTTCAAGAGTTTGCTCGACGAGGTAGAGAGCGATGGAGACCAATAGAGCACTCGCGACGCTTATGGCCAAGCATCCCGTACGCCTGGCGCATGAGCTGGGTTATGACCTTCTGCGCGAAGGACTCCACGACAGATGGATCTATGAGATGGTCTTTGGCCACAGCGACATGACGCTTCAGTCTCACCGTGGTTCATACAAGACGACCTGCGTCGAGGTGGCTCTGTGGTTGATATTGCTCACCCGTCCAGACTTAACGGTGGGATTCCAACGCAAAGGCGAGAATGACGTCGCGGAAGTACTCGCGGCAGTTCGTCGCATGGTCGAGCATCCGCTCACCCAGGAGATTGCGCAGAGCATCTACAGCCAGCCACTGAAACTGACCACGGCAAGCTCTACGGCAATATCGACAAGTCTCGCGTGCAACGTCTCCGGCTCACCGCAACTGACGGGCATCGGCATTGGTGGCTCGCTTACCGGTAAGCACTGGGACATCATCTTTACGGACGACATCGTCACACTGCGTGACCGTGTGAGCCGCGCTGAGCGTGAACGTACAAAGCAGATTTACCGCGAACTGCAGAACGTCAAGAACCGTGGCGGACGCATCATCAACACGGGAACCCCGTGGCACAAAGACGACGCGTTTACCATCATGCCACCCGCTGAGAAGTGGCCATGGGATACCACAGGACTCGTGAGTGTGGACGTGGCCACAGAACTGAAGGCGTCAATGACGCACTCACTCTTTGCGGCTAACTACGAGCTGCGCCATGTGGCAGAGGAGGGCGTGGTCTTTGAAGGCGACTGTAAGACCTTCAAAGACGAGAGCCTTCTTTTCGACGGCATCATGCATGTGGATGCGGCTTATGGCGGTTCAGACGGTACGGCCATCACGTGTATCAAGTGGGTGGACGATAAAGCATACGTCCACGGCGAGTTGTACCGTGAGACGCACGTTGATAGATGTATGGCGCGCATCTTAGAGCTACACCGTGAGCTGAGACTTGGCACGGTCTACATGGAGAAGAACGCGGATAAAGGTTACGTGGCTGACAAGCTCGACGGGTACGGACTACCTGTCCATACATACTCAGAGACCGCCAACAAGTTCATCAAGATTGCGACGTATGGCCGTGGCACTTGGTCCAAGCTGTCCAGGCTTGAGAGTGTCCGCGAAGCCAGCGTCGATTACTGGAACGAAGTCATGGACTTCACCGAGGGAGCGGAGCACGATGACGCGCCTGACTCTCTCTCGTGCGCTATTCGCTTGCACGATAACGCGCCAACCATTCGACTATTTAAAGGAGGCATTTAGTGGATGCTGACGTTAAAGGAGCAAACGCTTCCACGTTTGAACCGAGGGGCGGCTACCGCCTACCAAAGGACACGCAGATGACTGCAGAGCTTCTTGGCAAGCTCCTAGTGGACTATCGCTCGAAGCAGGTTGGCCGTTTGTCTAATCTGCGTAAAGCATACGAGGGCGACCATGACATTCTGCACCAAGAGAAAAAGGCGGAATACAAGCCAGACAACAGGCTCGTGGCCAACTTCGCCAAACAGATCGTGGACTCTATGGTCGGCTACTTCTTGGGTGTTCCTATTCGCACTACCGCAGACGATGAAGCATTTGCGGAGTATCTGGACGTATGGGGTGCGGTCAATGACTCCGACGACCTAGACGCTGAGCTTTCCAAGCTGGCGGACATCTACGGCGCAGGCTACGAGTTGATGTGGCGCGACGAGGAAGCCTTCGCGCGTTCTTGCTCTGTGACACCACTGAATTGCTTCGTTGTGCGTGATGACACGGTAGAGAATGACATCATCTACGCGGTTCGTTTCTGGTTGGACGATAACCTTTTCGACAATGCCCGAGATACACTTCGCGGAACGCTCTACGACCCAATGTTCGAGACGCCGTTTGTTATGGATGGCTCGAAGGTCGTCTTCGGTGAGCCTGTCATTCACGGCTTTGATGATGTGCCTGTGGTTGAGTACGTGGATAATGAGGAGCGCCTTGGTTTGTTTGAAGGCGTCATGTCGCTCATTAACGCGTACAACAAGGCCATCTCCGAGAAGGCTAACGATGTCGAGTATTACGCTGACGCATACCTAAAGATTCTCGGCGCGCGCTTGGACGAGAAGACACTGCAGAGTCTGAGGGATTCGCGCATTATTAACCTGGACTCTAGGGACGCGGCAAACGTTATCGTTGAGTTTCTGTCTAAGCCTGACGCGGACGGCACGCAGGAAAACTTCATTGATCGCGTTGAGCGTCTTATCTTCGTTCTGTCGATGGTGTCAGATCTCTCAAGCGAGAAGTTCGATACCAGCTCCGGCATTGCTATCAAGTATCGCCTGCAGGCTATGAGCGATATCGCCGTCGTAAAGCAGAGGAAGTTCCGCCGTTCACTCTCTAGGCGCTGGAAGTTGCTCTGTAACTACGCAGGAAATACACGCCTAGACGCTAAAGCATGGACCACCGTACGCGCCACCTTCACGCGCAACCTACCATCGAACTTGCTCGAAGAGTCTCAGATTGCTGGCAATCTTTCCGGCATTACCTCGGAGGAGACGCAGCTCTCCGTTCTGTCGTGCGTTGACTCACCACAGGCTGAGATGCAGCGCATGGCCGACGAACGCGCCGAGCAGGCCGCCCAGATGGTCCCAGACCGTACTGACGGGGGGGGCGAGTGATGGAGGTCTGAAGTCGCTCAACGGAGCACAGACCCAATCACTTCTCTCTGTTATTGCACAGTACGCCGCAGGAAGCCTGTCAGAAGCTCAGGCGATAAGCGTCATTAGTGCGTCTATTGGAGTAGATCATGACAAGGCACGCTCGATTCTTTTGGGCGATGCTATGCCAGAAGTTGTTAAGTAAGGAGCAACATGGACTCGTATTGGCACAGTCGCCAAACACTCGCTGACGCAGCGATGGAGAAAGACGAACGCGCTCTGTCGATACGCGTCCATAACGCTTACGAGAGCGAGCTCCGCCGTTTGAACCGTGAGATTGCGGAGTATTATCAACGCTACGGCGAGAATGGTGTCCTGGAATATCGCCGCCTTATGGAGACGATGGACCCTAAAGACCGCGAGCTTCTTATCCGCGACTGTGACGAGTTTCTACGCCAGCACCCGGATATGCAGTCCATTGTGGATGTGCGTAAGAGTATCTACAAGCTGAACAGGCTCGAAGGCTTACAAGCGTCCGCACGCTTGCACCTCTACCAAGCAACGGGCGATGTGGTTCAGCGCATAGACAACCACATCGTGCGCCAGTCTCTACGCGGTGCAAACACAGCGGCTGAAGCGATGGGATTTGGTCGGTCGTTCTACAGTATGGACTCTGACGCGGTTCGCCGGTTCGTCGATACGGTGTGGACGGGCAACACGTCATACTCCCAGCGCATCTGGGACAACACGGAGACCCTTGCGTCATACGTGGCGCAGGACATGTCGAAGGCACTCGCCCGTGGTGATTCGTATCAGCGTATCGCGAAGGCACTCGAGAAGCGCTTTGTGGACGTGCCACAGTCTTCACTCATGCGCCTGGTCTACACCGAAGGAACATACGTCTCACGCATGGCGCAGGTTGAGGAGTTGAAGCGTGAAGGCTTTGACTCTTACACCATCGAGGTGGTGCATGACGAGCGCGCCTGTGAAGAGTGCGAAGGCGTGAATGGATCCACATTCCGTTTCGAGGATATGCAAGTGGGCGTGAACTTCCCGCCGCTCCATCCATATTGTCGCTGTCAGATTGCGCCAGCTGTGGACGATTGGGACGCATGGCAAGCAAGGCAGGAGGAGCTTGGCCAAAGACGGGCGGAGAAAGCGGCAAAGAAGAAAGCAGGTTATAAAGTATCCGCCGGCCGTCGCTCTCGTATTTTCGGTGAACCAGAAGAGGCATCACTTATATTTGACGGTAAGGAGATATGGAGCGGCACTGGAACTGTAAACGATGTAGGTATGCCGCCAAAAGAAGATTTAATAAAACTTCTGTCTGATTATGGTCAAACATCTCTACACAATGTTGATGCAGTTCATACTCACACGACACGTGTCGGCGGTACGTTTAGCCCTGAAGATATCAATGTTTTAGTTGAATATGAACTAAAGTCAAACACGGCAAGAGAAACGCAAGGAGAAAAAAGGCAATTTGTTCTTGAGCGTACTCATGAAGCAAATATTGAACTTGGGCGCAAATTCGTGGAAGATTATGACTCGTTTTCAAGAGCTAAATGGGAAGATGTTTCTTACGATTATTGGCTGGAACATTATCAAGCTCTTGATATACCGTTCTATGATGCAAACATAATTGAAGCCGAAAAGATACTTAAAGAAATTCAGCATGAATGGCTGATGGAAAACGCTCAACGATATGGGTATAATTACTATATAAAGTAATTGTAAGGAGAGGCTGAAATATGGATATCAGTTTAGATATCTTAAACAAGTATCGCACTCCCGGACGTCTTGACGCAGACTTAAATAAAATGTGCTGCGTTAGGCTGTACATAATGGCAGCCGAAGGAAAATATCCAATCGAGCATGTAAAGCAAATGGCCGGAAGTGCTCCAATGGAGGAGTACCTTTTGCCAGAAGATTATGAGAATTGGAAACGATTGACAGCTGAAGTTTAACCTTCACCAATCAACTAGCTTTCACGAGCCACCTCCGGGTGGCTTTTTTATTACCTCGCCAAGGAGGTGAGAATATGGCGCGAGTAGTTATCTATATGGCCGAGTGGTGCAGTCTTTGTCGCGGGACTATCAAGCGTATAGTGCCGGCTTTATCTGAAGAGGATATTGAGTACGAGATTATCGACGTGGACTGCTCACCAAGGTCCAAGGACGCGAAGAGCATCACTCACCTTCCGACGGTGTGCGTTGTGGACGCAGGGGAGCGCGAGCTTATGCGTTGCCGAGGATGTCCCACAGATGATGTACTAGAGAAAATTATTGAATTGTGTATTGAAAGCGACTAGACGGTCGCTTTTTTAATGCATCGACCAAGCTTTGATGTCACTAAAAGCTAAGGAGAAAAGGCACGCCGACGCGCCTTGGAGCGCCGGGGAATTAGGAGAAAAACAATGGGTGCAGAAACAAACGCAGCAACAACCACAGAGACCGCAGAGGAGACTAAGCAAGCTCAGGCTCCCGCAGTGGATGGCGAAGGCGCTAATAAGGACGCGGCCACTACCACCACACAGACAGAGCCAAAGCAGGACGACAACAAGCAGCAGCCAAAGTACACGGACGCTGATGTTGACGAGATTGTCTCCAAGCGTCTCGCGAAGTGGGAAAAGCAGCAAGCCGCAAAGGTTGAGGAAGCTGCAAAGCTGGCCGAGATGAACGCTCAGCAAAAAGCAGAGTACGAACGTGACAAGGTCCAGAAGGAGCTTGATGAGTATAAGCGTCGCGACACAGTAAATGCGATGGTGGCTGAGTCTCGTCGTCAACTCTCTGAGCAAGGTATCACGGTCAGCGATGACATTCTCGCGCGTTTAGTGGGTGAGACTGCGGAGGAAACAAAGGCGTCCGTTGACGCTTTCTCAACGGCTTTCACGGCGGCCGTAGAAGATGCCGTGAAGAAACAACTCGCGGGCAAAGCTCCTGCGGCGGGCGTGGCCACTAAGACGATGACCAAAGAAGAGATCTTGGCCATCAAGGACCCAATCACTCGCCAGGCAGCCATCCGCGACAACATTGGATTGTTTGTTTAACACTAAGAAAGGTGGCTTATTATGCCAGCAGAAACAGGACTTACCGTAAAGACCGACATCGCTCCTGAGATTTCTATTGATTACGTCAACCGATTCTCTCAGGGCATCCAGGAGCTTCAGAAGGCTCTTGGTATTACCAACCTTATCCCAGTACCACAGGGCGGCACCATCAAGACCTATAAGTTCGTGAAAGACGTCAAGAGTGGCGTTGTCGCCGAGGGTGACACCATTCCAGCGTCTAACATCAAGCGCCAGATTGACCAGACCATCGAGCTTCCTCTCAACAAGTACCGCCGCGTAACCTCCGCTGAGGCTATCCAGCTTCGTGGCCGCGACCGTGCAATCAACGAAGCAGATGCTCAGCTTATCGGCACCATCCAGAACGGCATTCGCAGTGATTTGATTGCAAGCGTCGCAACCACCACTGCAGCAGCAAAGAATGGCAAGACCCTCCAGGCAGCTATGGCCAACCTCTGGGCAACTCTGACCGCTAAGTTCGAGGGCTACGATGGCTTTGACACTGACGCAGCTAACCCATTCGTCTTCTTCGTCAATCCTCTCGACGTTGCTGACTACCTTGGCACTGCAACCGTAACCACTCAGAACGCTGCGGGCATTACCTACCTCAAGGACTTCCTTGGCCTGGGTACCGCAATCACCTCTTCCAAGGTTAAGGCAGGTACCCTCTTCGGTACTGCAGCTATGAACCTCAACCTGGCATATATCCCAGCAAACGGTTCCGACCTTGCTTCCACCTTCGGCCTGACCTCCGACGCTACTGGCTTCGTTGGTATCACCCACAGCACCGACACCAAGACCGCAACCTGCGACACGCTGGTTATGTCCGGCGTCAAGATCTTCCCAGAGATTACCGACGGCGTTGTTAAGGCAGAGATTAAGGCAACCGTCTAATCCACAAGTAAGGAGGTGAGCGTATGAGCGTATTAGATCGTGTCAAGACACGACTCGAAGCGGTCGAAGATAAGCCGAGCGATAAGTGGCTGGAAGAGGTCACACATACGCTCACGGACCGCATCTGTTTGCGCGTTGGCGTGTCCACGCTACCCACCACAGCCGAGTCTCTTGTGGTTGATGCAACCATCAAGGCGGTAAACCGCAGATTCGACGAAGGCATCACACAGGAGTCCGAGGGACAGGGCGGAACCTTGTCCCTTCAGTTTGTGGACGACCTTCTCGCGGAGTACGCCGCGGAGCTTTCTGCCTTGGCTGAGATTGCTAGGGCGGACACTACCGCCGCTCTGCAGTTTCCAAAGGTGAGGTTCGTATGAAGTGGCGGATGTGTGAGCTGATTGAGCTCGCGGACACCGACGCGCGCGACAAACTAGGCAATCGCGTGCTCTCGCGCCGGGTGCTTACAACCACCCGGGCGAGGGTATGCCCTGCGTCCCTTGTTGAGACGCAAAACGAAGGCAACGACTACGCGGCGTGTGACTTGACGCTTATCACGACAGTTCCCGCCGAGCTTGCACTTCGTGCGTCTCTTGTACGCTTTCCCGTGATTGACGCTGGCGACGTCTTCGAGGTCATCCATGTGAGTGACTTCGGACGTCGCCGTGTTCTATCGCTGAAGAAGCTAAAGGGTGATGCGTATGCCTAGTGTTCGCCTGCAGTTTGACGATGGCGGACTTGGCGACGCACTGAAAGAGCTCGCAAATATTAAGCCTGAAATTGTTATGAAGCGTACCGTGAATGAGATAGCCGAAGACCTACGCGCAACCACACCGAGAGACACGGGCGAGTTGATTGGATCTATTCGTCAAAGTGTCAAAGGTGGCGAGGGTGAGGTCGGCTACACGGGCGAGTACGCGCCGCATGTTGAGTATGGCCACCGTCAAAACGTTGGTCAGTACGTTCCGAAGCTTGGGAAGCGCCTAAAGGCACCATTCGTGGAAGGTCATCACTTCTTTGCTACGGAAATCAAGGCGGCACGCGCTGTTCTGAAGAAGCGGTGCGGTGAGTATCTAAGGAGTAAAGGCTTATGAGGCAAGCACTAAGGCGACTCCCGCTCGACGACTTTGTCGCGGCGGTTGTGGCACGTGTCAAAGAAGGCACGGGCGTTAAATGTGTGACCGACGCGAATAAAGAACCCTCTCCTCTTTATTCCGTCGGCGCACTCTCAGTTCGTCCGGAAAAAACTAAAACAATGTGGCTGGACGTCTACACCATCGAGCTTCACGCAATCTCTAAGCCGTCTAAGACGCGCGAGGAGATATTCAAGATGGTGACGGCTCTAGAAGAAGCCATGAGCCAGCCAATTAGTTTGGCTTGTCCGTTCCAGGTCATCCGTCAAACGGATAACGGTCTAAACACAATCAAGAGAGACGAGACAGGAGAATGGCACGCGGTTGTGCCGTTCGAGGTGGTCGTCTCCTATGGTTTGATTATTAAGTAGAAAGGGGCATTACTATGCCAGATTCAACTGCATTCGATAGTGGTGCATATTGCGATGTTTCCGCCGGCGGCGTGAACGCTATCAATGGTGCTGAGGTCCTCCTCGGCGTATTTAGCGCTGACGGCTCTAAGCTTCTCGCAATCGCTGGCGAGAAGTCTCACAAGGTATCGCTCTCCGCTGATACTACGAGCGTCTCCACAAAGTCTTCTCGCGGTGCTTGGAAGGTCAATCGCGCATCTACCCGTTCCTTCGAGGTTTCCGTTGATACGGTGGCCGTCAAGGACGCTGAGAGCGATAAACTGTTCCGCCAGGCACTCGCCGACGGCACTATTTTGTGCGTCAAGGAGTTCCTGGATAACACCGACTTCACGCCAATCGGCGGCGGCGCAGTCATCGTTACTAAATACGAGGCTGACTCACCAACCGATGACGTACGCACCGCATCTGTATCTCTCACAGGCACAGGCAAGTGGACGTGGTTTGATATTGACGCAGCCGCCAAGGCTAAGGCAATTACCAAGCCAACAGGACGATAAGCGTCCACTAACACAACACACGGGGTAGCTTCGGCTGCCCCTTTTTTATTAGTTAAGGAGTAAGAAATGGCAGATTTTACCTTCGAGGTTGACGGTACTACATACGAGCTTCTCTACGCAGAGAAGCGTGTTGAGATGGCCGAGGGCGCGATTGGTAACAAGAGCATTATTAGCGTGTTTACCAATCAACCAACCCTGCGCGAGACTAAGACCATCTTCGCATATGGCATTCGCGAGAGTGGCCAAAGCGCCTGGGTTAACCCAACACAGGCCATTGAGCTTGCTGAAAAATACCTGCAGGAGCACGGCTACGCTCAGATGATTGAAGCCGTAAGCGACGCACTCATGAAGGACTGCGGTTTTTTATTCCGATAGATCTGAAGAGCCCGCGCTGGGTCAAACCATCCACAACCACACAACAGACCAACCAACCACAAGAAGCACCGCAGAAGCCTCTGACGGGCTACGAGCGAGACGCAATGTGGGCGTGGGCGGCTGTTCGCTTTGGATGGACGCCAGACGAGTTTGACAGGCTCACAGCGGCTCAGATTGCCCTTCTTCAAGTGGCTGAGCATGACCGCGTCGCATATGACCAGATGCTTCTCAGTGAAGCAATAGCTAACGCCCTTGCTAATGGCTACAAGAAGAAAGGCGAAGAGCCTGAGCTTCTGTGGGTTGAAGCAAACAAGCCGGATAGAAAGACCATGAGCGCGAAAGAAGCGCGGGACAAAATGGCCGCGCTCGAGAAGGCTCTATCGAATCAACAGAAATAAACATGAGAGGAGGTATATATGGCAAGTGACTATACACTCTCCGCGAAGTTCACCGTTAACGCCGACGGCTTTATTGACGGCGTAAATAAGGCGCAGTCTTCGCTCAGTCAGATTCAGAACAAGGCGCAGGAAGTATCGCGCTCCATGGATCACAGCATGGGCGATGCATCTGGAAGCGTGCAGTCATCGTTTGCAGAGCTTAGGTCGCGCGCTCAGAACATCTTCAGCAATATCGCAAGTAGCGCGAGAAACGGACTGACTAACGCATGGAACGCCGTGCGTACCAACACACAGCAAATCACGAGCTCACTGATTGGTGTAGGCCAGGCGGGAATTGCCGCGGTTGCTGGTATGGCCATCCAGGGCGGCATCGACCGCGCGTTGAACATCGACAACGCACGAAAGAAGCTCGCTGGCTTTGGCCATGACGCCCAGGACATCGAGTCCATTATGGACTCAGCCACTCAGTCAGTACGTGGCACGGCGTTTGGTCTGGGTGACGCAGCAACGGCCGCAGCAACGCTTTCTGCAGCTGGCATTAAGTCCGGCGAAGAGATGACTAACACACTGAAGTCCGTCGCGAATGTTGCGGCGGCATCTGGTCGAGCGTTCAATGATATCGGCGTCATTTTCAGTTCAGTCGCATCGCGCGGCAAGCTGATGGGCGATGACATGATGCAGCTTTCAAGCTCCGGTGTGCCGGTTCTGCAGCTTCTGGGTGAATACCTTGGCAAGACGTCCAAGGAAGTCTCCGAGATGGTCTCCAAGGGACAGATTGACTTCCATACATTCTCGGAAGCCATGCGCGTCGGTCTAGGCGAAGCTGCTCTGTCATCTGGTAACACACTGGCTGGCTCATTCGCTAACGTTCGCGCCGCCCTGTCGCGTCTGACCGCTCCAATCTTCACGCAGGCTATTCAAGTGTTGGTTGATGCGTTCAAGCAAGCGGCACCGGCTATTGATGCCATGGGCAAGCAACTCGGCAATATTCCGACGTTCGTGGCACCTATCGCCGCGGCGTTTAGTGCTATGGCTCTCAGTGGCCTTGCTCCGGTTATTGCCAATATCCCGGTGCTTAGTGCTTTGCTCGGACCTTTGTCTGGGTTGCTTAGTGCGTTGGGTGGACCCGTTGGAATCGCCATCGCTGCATTTGCCGGTCTGGCTGCAGTGTCTCCACCACTACAAGAAGCGCTCGGCAATCTTATGGGCGCACTCGGTGAGCTTGGCAATGCGCTGGGTCCAATCTTCGGAGCTGCAATAGACGCCATTGTTCCGGTGCTGAACTCAATCGTTGAGGTGCTCGGCGGAGCGTT